ATGTTCGAAAACATCAACGATGTATGTGTTTCTCACACACGGACACAAGTCCATAAGGTTCTAAAATAACTGATTTTCATAGTGCAATATGCACAATTATTGGATTGATTTCCTTTGATAATTGTACACATTGCACTATGAAAATCAGTTATTTTAGAACATTATGGACTTGTGTCCGTGTGTGAGAAACACATACAGGGTTGATGTTTTCGAACATGTGTTTGTTAACTTCAATGAACAAAATGGTCTTTGAATAAATCTAAATAATGATGTATGATTACGTAAAATGCATCGAGTTTTTATCGACTGCAATGATGAATATAGGAGATGAATAAATGACAGATTACGAAGAAAGCTACAAAAATTATCTTGCATGGCTCACTCCACGTGAGCTATTGCAGGAATACAAGATCATGCGTTTCCCGTGGCGTTATCGGGAACGTAAGTGGATTAAAGAAGAGATAGAAAGTAGGTGTGTGTATTAATGTTGGATGCTATATTGTGGTTTGGTTTTGGCGCTATATTAATTTTTCCTTATGGTGTATGGTGTGGAGCAAAGTGGTCAGGAGGTTATAAAAAATGAAAAATTATTGCGATATATGTTTTACATGTAATGATACTGAATATTGTCATTTATGTATTCAGTCAGAGATTTGTTCCGAATTTAAAAAGTGTTTTAAACAGTTGCCTTATATAATGTGGGGAGAAATGGCAAGTTTTGACGATATCCTGATATGTGTTGAGAAATGGAGGGTGTACAATGAGCAGACCGTTAAACAGTAAGAAGTCGTGGTATAAGGTATATATCAAAGAATTAAATACACCGAACATCCTTAAAAGTCAGTGTAAAAACAAATGTGATTACCTGCTAGTACAAGCATACACAGGTGCAGTCGCAATGTCAATCGTGCAGGACTACGTTGTCGAGTTTGAAGAAAATTTTCGTCCTGTATACTACAATAAATTAGAGGGAGGTGTTCCGATTGACAACAAAAAAGTCTTATTTGAAGAAGAGTAAACCGCAGGGATTGCTCAGGTCAAAAGACGATTATACACCGCTTGCGTTGGAACTAACGTGGGATATGAAAGACGTGAGAAAAGAGTATTCACGTCTGAGATCAATCTGGCGCAAACGCTATGAGAGATTACTGAAATCTGACTATAAGGATATTAACCTTGTAACAGATCGACCGATCCAACGCTACAAACAGTTGAAAGATATTACAAGTGATAGAGAACTCTATCACTTGTTGTCCGAACTATCAACTATTATAGGATCAGATCGAACCACAGTAAGAGGATTGAAAAAACAGGAAAAAGAACAGATGCAACATATCAATGATGTGTATGGAACAGAGTTAAAAACGCATGAGGATTTACTAAATTTTGGGCGTTTTATGGAACAACTCAGAGATTTTGCATCAGATAGAATATATGATTCTGATTTCGCTGTTGAGTTATATTCTGATGGTGAAAAGCTGAGTACAGGCAAAATGTTAGAGCTATATAAGGAATTTCTGAAAACGGGATCCCGAAACATTTCAAAATTGAAATCTGGAATAGCAAAGAAAGAAAAAGTAAAACGTCAGAAAAGGAAAGCAGGTAAACGTAAACGTAGGAGGTAACACATGGAAAATCTGTATACTGTCGACACATATAATTATACTAGAATACAGAATTTACCATGTTTACATGATACTAGGTCTAACAAAGGAAGTAAAAAAGCAAAAGGTTATAAAAATTGCCTGTGTGCTTTCGATATCGAAACAACTAGATTGGAAGATATCGAGCAGTCAATAATGTATATCTGGCAGTTTTCAATTCTTTTTCTTGATGATTTACATATTGATACGATAATAGGAAGAACGTGGACAGAATTTGAGTTATTTCTTGATAATCTTATGAATGACTATAACTACGCGTATTACATGATTTTTGTACACAATCTTTCATATGAATTTCAGTTTTTGCGTGGTATATATACATTTTCACCGGATGAAGTTTTTGCCATAAAATCACGAAAAATATTGAAATGTGAAATGTTAGAGCGTTTTGAATTTAGATGTTCATATCTGCAAACTAATATGTCACTAAATACGTTTACCTCAAAAATGAAAGTAAAACATCAAAAATTATCAGGTGAAAAATTTGATTACAGTAAAAAACGTTTTCCATGGACAGAACTAACCGATTATGAAATAAAGTACAGTACATACGATACAATCGGACTAGTTGAAGCAATGTATAAACGTATGATACTGTCAAATGACAATTTATATACACTCCCCTTAACGTCAACCGGTTATGTACGTCGTGAAACGAAAAAAGCAATGTATGGATGGGCAAGAAAACACAAGGATATTTTTCCGACTATAGATGTTTTCGATCTGCTAGAAGAGGCGTTTCGGGGTGGAGATACTCACGCTAATCGTTATTACTCAGGAACAGTGATACATGCAGACGGTAAAAAGATTCTGGGAATCGGTTCTTATGATAGATCATCATCTTATCCTGATGTTATCTTAAATTGCGTTTTTCCAATGACACGGTTTGTATATATCGGATCAATAACGGAGAATGACATAGAGAAGAAATTGGATAGAGGAAAAGCACTCTTATTTCGATGTAAAATAACAGGTATTGAACAGATCGACAAGTATTACGGAGCGCCATATATTTCATATTCAAAATGTAGAAATGTTTCCAGTGAAATATTGGATAACGGACGTGTTTTAAGCGCCGACTATATTGAAACAACGCTCACTGATATTGATTATGAGATAATGAAACGTGAGTACAAATGGAAAAATTTAGAAATAACAGAGTGTTACGAAAGCAAATACGGATCACTGCCAGAACCGTTGAAAGACATTTTCCGTAAATATTATACAGACAAAACAGAATTAAAAGGCATAGTGGAACAGGAGCTTTTTTACAACCTGCAAAAGGCATTGCTTAACGCGGGTTATGGAATGATGGTACAGTCACCAGTAAAGCAATCATTAATATTTACAGAATCATCGGAAGATATATATACAGTTGATGAAAATGTTTCACGTGAAACATTACTTGCAAAATATAATAGAACTGCTTTTCTTCCTTATCAATGGGGTGTATGGGTAACAGCGTGGGCTCGTTTGCGATTAAAAGAGGGAATAAACATAGTTGGGGATCGTTATTTATATAGTGATACGGATTCAGTAAAATATATAAAAGTAAGAGGTGATAATATTGATGAGTTATTTAATAGATACAATTCTGAGAGAAAAGAGCAAAGTATCTCCAATTTCGCATACGCTACAGATCGTTATAGCGTTAAACATTATATGGGGGTGTATGAATTCGAGGACGAGTATATTGAATTCTCCACCATTGGTTCAAAAAAATATGTCTATAGAACTAAAGATGGAAAACTACACGCAACAATCGCAGGAGTTAATAAAAAGCTTGCACCAGATGAGTTGGAAGAACATGGAGGAATTGAAGCTTTCAAAATTGGATTTACCTTTTTACGATCAGGAGGAACTGAAAGCGTGTACAATGACGTTCCTTATGGGGATTTCACCGTGGGAAATCATGTTTTAAAAATTACACAAAATGTAGTTATCAGACCGTCAACTTACACAATAGGAATAACAGATGAGTACCGTAGGATTTTGGCAGACGCAAGAACATTAAAAGAATTTAAAGAGACGTTTGACAAAAATTAACATATGTGTTATAATAATTCATGTACAGAGATATTACAAGGAGGTGAGAATATGAAAATTACACGTTCATTAACAGTTAACAAGATCAACGTTATCTGCTACGATCCTGAGAATAAGTGTGAGTTTGTACAGGAAGTTGGTTTGATCGGAAATCTTACTGATGAACAGATCAGCAAAGAGATTAAAAAAAGAAATTTCGGCATTGTTATTGATTGGGAAAGAACAGCCGAAGAAAAAAAATTATACGGGATGGACGCAGAAGTGTTTTTAAAAAACGCAATCATTATCAAAGAAAAGGAGAACTAAATCATGACAAAGAAACAGTATACTATTATCAATTCATCTTCTACACTGGACGTATACACTGAATATGACCTCATTGAATCACCCGCTATTGTAAGTCTTAAAAATGTTGAAAACAAAGGTCTTATTTGTGTCGGTTCATGGGTTGAGTACAGAACAGTCGACAACAGCGGAAATGAAATCACCTGTATTTCAGTGCAGGACGCAAACACAGGAGAAGTATTTTCCGGGCAGTCAGCAACTTTCAGAGAGTCATTTTCAAATGTGGTTGACCGTATTTCCGATATGGAAGAAACTCCTGATATGTTTTTCATCGAGGTTCTTCACAGGACTTCGAAGTCAGGTCGTGACTATCTCATCTGTGCGCTTGTTTCCCCAGATCGTGCGTTAGCCCGTATGGGATATACTGAAAAGAACATCCCCATGCCAGAGCCACAGAAATAATATGTTATCTTTATATGAGAACAGCGGGTATCTTTCGATACCTGCTGTTTTGGGATATGGCCAAAAGTTCAATTATGTATGGGGCGGACGAGGTACGGGGAAAACTTATGGAGGTCTCGAATACTGTATTGAACACAAGAAAATTTTCGTGTATATGCGATCCTTGCAGGCGCAGATTGACACAATCAAAATTCCAGAACTTTCGCCTTTTAAGAAGCTTAACAAAGACAAGGGATGGTCAATCTATCCAAAAACGATTGGAAAAAATGTCGCAGGATTTTACAACACATACACAGATGATAACGGAAAACTGGTGTATACAGGGCAGATCCTCGGCTATGCAATCGCATTGAACACGTTTGCGAATTTACGTGGTTTTGATGCATCAGACGTGGAAATTGGAATATATGATGAATTTATCCCTGAGAAACGTGAACGTAAAGTTGAAAATGCAGGATATGCTTTTAAAAATGCATACGAAACAATGAACCGAAACAGAGAGTTAGACGGAGAAAAACCTATTCAGTTCCTACTTTTTTCCAACTCTGAAAATCTATCCTGCAACATGTTCATCGAGAATAACTTAATGGAAAAAGTATCTGCAATGGATATCAGAAAACAGTCAGTGTCAATCATGCAGGAAAGAGGGATCGGACTTTTTAATCTATTTGATTCTCCAATATCAGAGCGCAAAAAAGAAACAGCACTCTATAAAATGTCTGGAGCGGATTCAAATTTCAATCGTATGGCGCTAGGAAATGAGTTCTATTCTGCGGATTACACAGGGATAAAACCAACAAACATCAAAGAGCTAATACCGTTATGCCGTATGGACTCCATTACAATCTACGAGCGGAAAAACAAAAATACAATATACGTTACCCGTCATCACTCGGGTAACCCACCAACATACACACAGTCTGACAAGGATATCAAAGCTTTTCGCCGAGACTATGTGTATCTCTGGGATATGTACCTTTCTAACAAAATCACTTTTGAGGATATCACATCAAAATCACTTTTTGAAAATTATTTCAAGGACAAGTATTGACTTGTCCTTTTTTGTTTGCTATAATCTTTCGTAGAAAGACAAGTGTTCGTGGCACACGTACAACACGTTGGGAGCGTGGGATCATAATGATCCAATGTGCATGAGTAGGTACAACTCAAGAATTTGTAGCACTTAATCTTTCAGCACATATGCAGAGTGTCAAAGCCTGCATATGTTTTGTTTCACGTGAAACATTTCTCACCTTTCTTTAATGTTTCACGTGAAACATATTATATGTTGTGCTAATATATATAATGGAGGTGAAATATGGACGTTAACTCGTTATCAACTCTTATCAGTAACATCGGAGTGCCTTGCGCTTGCCTGATTGCAACTTTTTATTTGTGGCAGAAAGAAACAGATGCTCACAAGGAAGAAATGAAAAACATGACAGACGCACTCAACAACAACACTCAGGCACTTACAAAACTCACAGACCATATTACAGGAAGTGAAAATAATGACAATTAACTACAACAAAAATATCAGAGGTGTGTATATTGTAGCAACGAACACAGGGTCTCTGATGGTCAGGGCAGAGCCTAACACAGACGGAACAGTTATCGCAGAAATGCCGAAAAACACAAAATGCATCTGTCTGGGATGTTATTCTGGAAACTGGTATGCAGTCACTTACGAACATGACGGTATCATTTCCACCGGATTTTCACATAAAAATTATTTAAGGAGGGATTACAAGATATGACACTCGATAATCTTATCACACTTATTACAGCGGGATTCACAAAAGAAGAAATCCTCACAATGTCAGGTACAGCCACCCAGCGTGCCCCACAGCCACAGCCACTGCCACAGCCACAGCCACAGAACTATCAGCAGACACAGGCACCAGTGCAGGGTGTACAGGGATATACACAGATGTTTCCACAGGCACAGGCACAGCCACAGACACAGGCATATCCGCAGACACAGCAGATTCAGCAGATCAGTGAACAGAATGATGTTCTGAGCGCTCTGAGAAGTCTCACAAGTGCGGTACAGAGTAACAACGTTAATCTGATGCAGAACACAGTTCCCAAACAGGTTACAACAGAAGATGCTATAGCAAGCATTATCAATCCGCCAAACTATGATGGATTGACAGGGGGTGAAAAATAATGGCGAATACATTAAGTTTCGAACAGATCAGCACAGTGCTGAATGATATCGTTAAACAGGCCACAGGCGTTGAAACTATGAAAGCAACGGACACAAGTTCGTTCGTAGCACAGGCACATACAGCGTTACTTGTCGGAAATGACAGGATCATGAACAGTATTTCTCAGGTATTAGACAGGACTATTTTTTCTGTAAGACCTTACAATGCAAAATTTAAGGGACTGAGAAGAACCACACAACAGTGGGGAAATCATGTGCGTAAGTTGGGGATGCTTGATGATGATTGGGAAAACGATCAGCGTCAGCCCCTTGATGATGACACAGCGGTCGACATGTACAAGATCAAAAAAGGTAAAGTTTTACAGACTAATTTCTATGGAGGTCAGGTATTCCAGAGACACAGAACGTACTTTCGAGATCAGTTAGATCAGGCGTTTCGTAATCCTGACGAGTTCGGGCAGTTTATTTCCATGTATACTCAGAACACGATGGATATGATCGAACAGGCACATGAGAGCATGGCAAGAGCCTGCGTTGCAAACTATATCGGAGCTAAAAATATCTGGCAGGCAGGAGTTACTGCAAGTACTGATGGGTATACTGGAGAGCATGTTGTTAAGTTGCTCACGATGTACAATACCGAGAACGGAACAGAGTTAACCGCTAATGATGTAAGAAAAGCGGAGAATTTCCCGAGTTTTTATAAATGGGCTTGTGCTAAGATCATGACTTACATGGACTTTTTCACAGAGAGAACAACTCGATTCCATGCGAATATCACGGGAAAAGATATTGCACGGCATACTCCGCTGAGTATGCAGAACATCATGATTTTTAGTCCAGATCTTCATACCGCAGATACAACGGTTCTGAGTAACACGTTCCATGACCAGTATCTCAAAATTGCGACAAATGAAAAGGTTAATTTCTGGCAGACACTTGACAGTCCGATGGATATTAATGTAACGCCTTCAGTTATGATTCCTGATGGAAGTGTTGAAAAGGGAACAGCTCAGGCAATGAGCAATATTTTCGCTGTGCTGTTTGATGAAGAAGCCATGGGACTTACTACTATCAAACAGTGGAGTAGCACAACGCCTTTCAATAGCGCAGGAGGTTACTGGAATATCTACTATCATTTCACAGATCGTTACTGGAACGATCTTACAGAAAATGGTCTTGTTTTTGTTCTGGAATAGGAGGAAATAATAATGGCGGTAACAGTCAATTTTAAGACAGCAAGCAAAAGAGTTAATTCTACAGGGGTTGTCGGCGGTGATGTTACCGCCGTTTCCTGTAATATAAATGAGCCATGTTCTATTGAAAATCCACAGATCATACTGAGAAATGGAGGATCGGCGCCGAGTTGGAACTACTGTGAGATCGAAGAGTTTGGTAGGTCATACTGGGTTGAAGATTGGGAATACAGAAACAACACTTGGATTGCACATTGCGTTGTGGATGTGTTGGCCACGTATCGGGATACGATACAGGCAAGTAATTTGTTTTTTATCAGAAGCTCAACGAGTTTTGATGGAGATGTGATGGACACTCTATATCCAACGTTGTCGACACCAGTTAAGAAAAGAACAGTTGTTAATGATGGTTTATTTCCGGTGGCTGAGTATGGACTGAATCAGGGATATTTTGTGTGTGGCATTGTGGGAGAAGATGGACTTACCAATTTCTATGCTTTTATTCCCACTAATTTTGCAGATTTTTGCTCAAAGATATTTTCTACTCTTGATTGGGCGAACATCTCCGGTCAGCAGATCACAGATAGTTTGCTAAAATGTTTGTTCAATCCGTTTCAATATCTGACAAGTGTTATGTGGTTTCCTTGTGAAAATGTTGGTGCAGGAAGTACGCAGGTTTCAGAGGTTAAGTTTGGTTTTTGGTCTTGCGATGTGACTGCGTTGAAGTTGGGTAATAAGCCTTTTTATAGCAGGTCTTTTAAAATGCCAGTTTCACAGCATCCACAAGTTTCACGTGGAACATTTCTTAACGCTTCACCATTTCGCAGGATTCAGTTAACCATTGACCCATGGGGAACGTTCGATATTGACGGGGGAAAAGTTGCAAGTGCTGAAAGCGTAACAGTCAGTGAAACTATTGACTGTATGAGCGGAGTTGGTGTTATGTCAGTGAGCGCAGGAGGTGTTACTTTATATAGTGGATATGCACAAATTGGAGTTAACATACAGGTGAGTGATTTACGGGCAAACATTATTGAAAGTGGAAGTAATTTGCTAAGTAGCATCGGAAATCTGTTTTCTGGCAATTTTTTGGGGAGTGCGTCAGGAATTGCAAATGCGGTTGAGAGTGCGATACCCGATGTACATACAAGAGGTGTTAATGGCACATTGTTATCAATAGCACGCATACCTTTCGTTATTGAAACGTTCTATAAAATCACGGATGAAGATCGTGCAGACAATGGTAGGCCATACATGAAAAACGGCACAATGCAGGCTTTAGGTGCTGGGTATTATGTGGTTGAAAATGGTTCTATCAATGTGAGTGGAGCAACCCGAAACGAAAAAGAACAGATCAAACAATTTCTTGAGGGGGGTGTATATTATGCGTAGCTTTCCTGCAAGCAATATTTCAATGTTTGTCGCACTTATGACAAGCGCTAACTCAGGTCAGAATCCGTGGGGATCTGGTGGATCAGGTGGAATCGGAGGTTTGATATTGCAAGCGTGGCAATGGATCGTTGACCGTTGCAATGCTCCAAACGTAGGATACAATCAGGACTACAGAAATGAGCAAACAGTCAATGGAATAACTTACTATGATTGTAGCTCTTTAATCTTCTATGGGCTGGGGCATGCAGGTTTTGAAGTCAATTTGACGGCATGGCCTTTTACTACAGAATCAATGCCAACGATACTGAAAAATCTCGGTTTTGAGGAAATAATATTACCTGCCGATTATACTGATTTCAAATTTCAAAAGGGCGACATTTTATGGATACATGACACATCAATAGGAGGGCATCAACACACAGAAATGATGTATGATGATACACACTCCATGGGTGCTCACAGCAAAAAACTTCCATTGCCCGATCAGGTAAGTATTAATACCTACACAGTGTGGGAAAGTACGATACACTATTGGAGGGTGTACAGATGGCCTTTTTCCGGTGGTGATTGGCAGGTTGGAGGAAACAGTGAGTATTTTGGAAATCCCACGGCTAATCTGTGCGGAAACAATGAAAAAGCAATAAATAACGCAACTGTGATTTTAAATTTTTTCAAATCGCAGGGTTGGAGCGTAAATGCTATTGCAGGATTATGTGGCAATATTCAACAGGAAAGCACTTTCAATCCGGCGTTGATTGAAATTGGTGGTACTGGACACGGGCTTGTGCAGTGGACACCGCCGACAGATTTATATAATGTTCTTGATGTGTTATATGGAAGTCATGATGATTGGTATGATGGTCAGAAACAAATGAGTGTTATTTTTGCAGAGTTTCAGCAAAGTTCAGGAATTAAAAACTGGGGTATCGAACCACAATGGTATAGTACAAGTGCATACCCGTTGAGTTGGAGAGAGTGGAGTGTTAGTACGCAGGATGCAGGATACCTTGCACTTGCTTTTCAGGCAAACTATGAAAGACCTGCTAGTATACATCAGGAACGTGCCGGATATGCTAGAGCGTGGTTTGATTATTTTAATAATTTGTAGGAGGTGAATATATGTTTGGATGTAATACAGGTGTTGGTGCTCCTGTGATGTATAATTATATCAATCAGTATAATAGTAGCATATGCCCGAGCACTAATCACTGCAAAAATACTCAGTTGTTTTGGTATTTTCAGAGGTATTTGTTACAGAAAGCTATTTCTGTGATGAAATGGGAAGTGCCGGATAATTGGGATAAAGATTATTTTTTGTATTGTTTATATTGCTGGGGCACAGTTGCTATCATCAATACAGACAAATTCGGGGTGATTCCACAGGGATGCACACTAAAAGGGTACAATGTATTTTACAGACCTGCACAGGCCGTGATTAGCAATCCATTGCTAAAGGGTGTGATTGAGCCCGTGATTGGAGAACAGTGTGTTCTTTTTAAATGTACCGCCGACTATGGTGGGATCATGGATTTAGTAGGAAGATATGCAAATGAAATGGCTATTGCTATGGAATCTCTGGACATGAACGTAATGAACAGCAAGCTTGCGTATGTATTCAGAGCAAGGAATAAAGCAGGAGCGGAAAGTCTGAAAAAAGTCATGGATCAGGTCATGAGAGGTGAGTTGGCTGTTTTCTATGATGAGAAATTGAGGATTCAGAGAGGAGATCAGACGGAGGAACCGTGGGATTATTTTGTGAACAACTTGCGACAGAATTACATTGCGGGTGATGTTCTGGATACTCTGAGAAGATTGGAAGAATTGTTTTGCACTGAGGTTGGTATTCCCTCTGCCAGATCGGATAAAAAAGAGAGAATGATATCTTCCGAAGCTGAGAGCAATGACGTAGAAACGTCAACCAGAATGGAAATGTGGTTGGATGGATGGCAGAAAAGTTGTGCAGATGTTAAAAAGATGTTTGGTGTTGAGGTAAGTGTGAATTGGAGACACAACCCTAGTGAAAAATGTTTCACGTGAAACATTAGGAGGTGATGATGGTTGAGTTTATTAACCGTTGAGGGATTATATAACTATGACAACACATTGTTTGACGGGTTCAATGTTCCTGAGGGGCTTGTGAAACAGATTGCTATTGATACGATTTTAATGAGAACAAGAGAGTTGGAGATTTTATATCCCGATTTTACTTACATGAAAAACCGTATTACGATATGGAGTAAAAAATATCAGATCAACTGGAAAAAGTTATATGATACGACAGTATTGAAATATAATCCCATAGAAAACTATGATCGTGTAGAAGATTGGACTGATACTGATGATGAAACAACTTCCAGTGCTAGAGATAACACAGTAAAAAGCACTAGCACGAATGAAATAATGAATAATGTTAACATAACAGATCAGAATACAGCTTTCAATGCAGGACTTTCGGATCATGCAAAACAGATTACGGATGGAGATACGACAGAAAATGGTAGTATTACAAATACGGAAAAAGAAAATGTAAATGATGGAAGAACCGGAACGCATACAAGAACCGGAAGAGCACACGGAAATATAGGTGTCACTACTTCACAGCAGATGATACAGAGCGAAAGGGATTTAGTCGTTTTTAATCTGTATGATGTGATTGCAGAAAGTTTTATAGAAAACTTTTGTTTAATGATTTATTAATAGGAGGTGTTTTTATATGAGTATGGAAAATTTAGGGCCGTACACTAATTTCCATGAGTTAAATCAAGATTGGTTTTTACAGGAATTTAACAAACTTTTAGCACAATGGAAAGCAATGCAGAAAAATTTTGACAGTTTGCAGGACGCTTTTAACGATCTTAAAAGTTATGTACAGGATTATTTTAAAAATCTGGATGTACAGGAAGAAATTAATAATAAACTTGATGAAATGTATAACAATGGGTTGTTTGAAGTTTTATTAAATAAATTTGTAAGCTTTACCACACCGGAAATTTTCGGTGCTAAAGGTGACGGGACAATGGATGATACGGAAGCATTTAAAAAATGTATTGACTATTGCTCCGTTAATAACGTAATTTTATTAATTCCTTCTAAAACATATATGGTAACAGATTTATTTCTCCGACATGGTTTGCATATTATAGGTGAAAAACCGCTTTCTTCAATAATACATATCATTGGCGGTGAAGCCCACGGAGATATCAAAGATAACTATTTATTTAACGGTTGCATTGATGGCATAACGCTCATAGGTGATAACAGTACACCGAAACAGAACGGTTTTCATTTATCACAAATCAACGGCTACGTGCATAACTGTTATGCTAAACACTTTAAAGGTAGCGGATTTAAAATAATCCCTTATACCACAAATTATCAGGAGATAGTTAATTTAGGCGAAAATCATAGTTTGTGTAACTGTAATGCTAATAATTGTGGTACTGGTTTTGAATTAACAGCTTATGACTCTTTTTACAATAATCTAGTTGCCGGTAGGTGCGATAGGGGAGCTTCCATTTCCGCATGTAAAATTGACGGATTACATGTCTGGGGATATTCAAACATTGGAATTGACTTATATGGTTCAGTGTTTGGTAATAACATTGAACTTGAAGCATCGCTGACAGCAACACCAACTGGCGGTATAATTTTCCACAATAATAATATTACACTTAACAACTTATATATATGGAACAACAATGTTAAAAATTCATATATGTGGTGTGATAAGTGTAATAACTTAACAATAACTAATTTATTAGTCGGTGCGGCAGGAACATTAAACGAGGCTTATGCTGATCCCACAAGCATTCAGCTTATAGGAGGGACTGTTACAAACATTGTAATGACAGGTGTTATTAATGATAGTTTCACTAAAGGAAGCCTGAACAATTTAACGGTTAACGGAAAATCATATTTTAACATACTGTCTAATCATTTAGACGTTTCGTTTAACGACATAGACAAATTAAGAGATAAATGTGATGCTTATAACATGGATTTTACAGTGACTAAAGGTAGTATTTCTGGTTCTGCTACGAGTAAATATACCTTTTTTGAAAACGAAACAGCTTTTATTTATGGTGCTATCATTGGAAGTGAGAACAAAAGATATTTTTTCTATGGTTGCGTAAATCAACTTAATATACAATTCAATACCAATAATCCAGATATTATCTTTACTATGAACGAGGGTAAAATAAATATCAAAGTTAATAAAGGTGGTATATATTCTGTAAGTGCTAAAAAATTGACACCGATTTTCATTTGACAAACATATGTTCGAAAACATCAACCCTGTATGTGTTTCTCACACACGGACACAAGTCCATAATGTTCTAAAATAACTGATTTTCATAGTGCAATATGCACAATTATTGGATTAATTTCCAGTAATAGTTGTGTATATTGCACTAATATTTTGTCCTCTGTGTGCGTACAGTGGACATGTCTGTCTGTGTGTGTCCGTGGGGGACGGACAAATTTGGGGAA